GCTCAACAACCTATAAGTTTAAAGACGGACACTTCTCAGGAAACCTATACGGCAATGGCTCTAACCTAACAGGTGTTGGCGGTAGTACAACTCTTGGTGCTGTTGGTACTTATGCTTTCTTGGGTCGCCATTCAGGTAACGCAGATATTATAGCAGGTGCTACCTTATCTGGTTCAGATTTAAGGTATGCAGGTTTTAGTCAATATAATTGGGACAATGGATCAGGTAAAACAAACTCTACAACTAGAGGTGGAACGCCATCTGGAACATGGAGAGCAATGGGATATTGTAATGCAAATGATGGAACTGACTATACAACGTCTGTTTTCGTCAGAATATCTTAATGAACAACAACAACAATAGGAGGCGTTTATGCCAACTGTAATAATAACAGAAGTGCGTAACGCACAATCACTTAACGCAGACAATACTGCATTTGACGTAGAGATTAACCATCCAGAACATTCGTGGATACCTTATGCATTAATGCCTGATGATACAGATATGACTGTAGACAACAGCGTATTGCTTGGGCTTATTGGCTCAGACTATGCGGCTTATGTAGCACCTACACAAGCAGAGCTAGATGCAGAACTAGCGGCAAACCTAAGAGGTCAGCGTGACCAGAAGTTAGCTCAAGAAGTAGATCCTATAGTAACTAATCCTCTACGCTGGGCTGAACTTACAGATGCTAAACAAGCAGAGTGGACACAATACCGAACTGACTTGCTAAACCTACCAGATCAAGCAGGTTTCCCGAATACAGTAACATGGCCTACAAAGCCAACATAAGGATATAAAATATGAGTAAGGCAAGAGACTTAGCAGATAGTGCTCAAGAGATAAACATCTTAGATGGTAAGAGCTTCCTTGATGAAGATAATCTTGCCAGTGACTCTGCTACTGGCATTGCTAGTCAGCAGTCTATCAAAGCATACGTCGATGGTATCACTACAACTAACATCACCTCTACAGGTGCATTGAATAGTGGTAGCATAACGTCAGGCTTTGGTAACATAGATAATGGCTCATCTACTATAACAACTACAGGTGCTATAACAGGCGGTAGCTTTGTAATAGGTAGTGCTGATATTAATGAGAATGACTTAGAGAGTATTGATGGTATTACTGCAGGTACAGTATCAGCATCTAAAGCTGTCGTAGTTAATACAAACAAAGATATAACAGGCTTCCGTAACATAACAGCTACAGGTACTATCAGTGGTACTGTTAGTGGTTCTCTATCATCTACTACCACAGCAACTACACAAGCTGAGTCTGATGATAGTACTAAGATAGCTACAACAGCTTACGTTACAGATAAGATTACAACACTTATTGGTGGCGCACCAAGTACACTGAATGATTTGAATGAGTTAGCTGCGGCTATCAATGATGATGCTAACTATAACTCTACACTCACAACAGCATTGGCTACTAAGTTACCTTTAGCTGGTGGTACACTTACTGGTAATGTAACATTTGGCGATAATAACAAAGCCATATTCGGTGCTGGTACTGACCTACAGATTTACCATGATGGAACTAGTGGTAACACTTTTATTGATGAAGGTGGTTCTGGTAGTTTATTTATAAGAGATAATGACAATATTGCTTTGAAACGGCAAACCGACAATGCAAATATGGTCGTCGCTCGTGCAGGGGCTGAAGTTGAACTTTATCATAATGGCTCTGAAAAACTAGCCACAACATCAACAGGCGTTGACGTAACAGGCACAGTGACCAGCGATGGGCTGACTGCAAATAATGGTGGAAGCAATACAAATATAAGATTGCAGAATACAAACTCTGGTTCTGGCTCAGCGGATGGCTTTCTTATTCAGCACGCTACCAATGCGCATACTTATGTTTGGAATTACGAAAACGCAGACACAATATTTGGCACCAACGGCACAGAACGTATGCGTATAAACTCATCAGGCAACGTTGGTATTGGCATTTCAACTATAGACAATACTTATGGTGCATCCCATGCATTACAAATTGCGTCTATATCAGACAACAACTGGGGTGGCACTTTAATACTTTCCAGTGCTGATGGCTCAAATGTTTTTTCAAGATTAGTAGCTTCTACTGATGGATTGGACTTAATAAATACAAAATCAACTAACATGAGGTTTTATACAGCCAACACAGAACGTATGCGCATCGACTCATCAGGTAAATTGTTGGTGGGTAAGACAAGTGCTGGTTATAATGTAGATGGGTTTGAAGCACATCCAAATGGAGAAACTTATGTAAGCCGTAGTGGTACACCTATGGCTATAAATAGGAACTCTTCTGATGGCACTCTTTTAAACTTTTACAAAGACGGCTCAACTGTAGGTAGTATTGGGACTAACGGCAATCAACTTTACATTGCATCACCTTATTCTAATGACAGTGGTCTTGTATTCTCAGGTGGTGAAATACATCCGTGTACAACAACAGGTGCAGTAAGAGATAATGGAATAATGCTTGGTGCAGCTAATAAACGATTTAGTGACGTACACGCTGTAAACTATCACGGCAGTGGAGCTAACCTAACAGGTATTTCATCTGGTGGTACAACATTTCTAGGTTCAGTATTTGTAACCAACGCAAGCGCATCAAGTATATCTATTAGTAACTTAGACCTTACAGATTATAAGCAAGTATATATTGTCGTAAGGTATATTACTTGTAGTGGTTCGGGTGATAATAACTGGTTTGGATTGCAGAGTAATGCTGCTGATAACGCAAATGGTCTTATTCAAGGTGCTGGTGTAGCTAAAAAGGGAACTAGTTGTGATATTACTTGTGATTTGGCTAGTGGAATAGCAACCTCTACTGCTAGTAGACCACAGGAGCTTAATAATTACCTTTTATGGTCTTCTAGTTGGGATGCCAATTCAGCTAAGACAGGTGGTTGTCCTGCAAATGATATAAGAAACTCAACTACAACAATTAGCCTCCATGTAAGGTCGGGATATAACTTTGCTTATGCTAGTGAGAATATGGGTACAGGTGATAAATTTAAACGTGGAATGTATTTATACGGAGTAAAATAATGCACTTAATAAAAGATGCCATAACTGGCGAAATAACTGAAATACCCCTTACAGATGAGGAAATTGCTCATGGGGCTTTAGAAAGAATTAAAGCTGAAAGAGAAACAAGAGATAGAATACTTGTCGAAGAGGTAGACCCTATTGTATCTAACGCTTTACGTTGGAATGACATGACAGATGCCAAGCGTTTAGAGTGGACTAATTATCGACAAGCGTTACTAGATGTGCCAGCACAAGATGGCTACCCAGATAATATCACATGGCCTACTAAACCAACATAAGGAATATTAAACCATGACCGAGAGTTGGCATCTTTCTAAGTCAGTACCAGTTAGCTTAATAATAGCTATTGTACTGCAAACTATATCACTAGTATGGTATGTGTCTTCATTAGACTCAGCCGTCAAAAATAATGCTCGTGATCTAGTCCGTCAAGAAACTAGGATTGGTACAATAGAAAAAACAGTACAGATGCAAGCTGTCTCTCTAGGACGTATTGATGAAAACATTAAAGCTATTCGTAACCTAGTAGAGAGAATGGCAGAACAAGATAATAAATGAAACTCTTACTTATACTATTTACCCTACTAATCGGTAGTATTGCACATGCCGATGATGATGTTATAAAGACTGACACTAATAGTACTATAACTTCAAATGGGTCTATGGATACTACCATCAATAGCCCACCACCATCGGCTATATCTCCACAAATAAGTGCAAGTAACTCTGACTTATGTACTGTAGGTGTAGCAGGGGCGGTACAGACACAGATACTGGGTATCTCAGCAGGTCGTACAGTACGTGACATGAACTGTGAGAAGCTCAAGAATGCTAAGACTATGTATGACATGGGTATGAAGGTAGCCGCAGTATCAGTAATGTGTCAAGACGAAAGAGTGTTCGATGCTATGATGAATGCAGGTACACCATGTCCTAAAGATGGATTAGTTGGTGATCAAGCTAGACTAGCATGGGATATGGAAGCAGTTAAAGATGAGATCGAACGAGATCAGAATAATGTAATCAATAGGATGTTTGATGAGAACAGTGAAACTAAGATTGGTTTGGGTGTTATCTTTAGTACTCTTGCCTTCTTACTCCTACTCTGAACCATATACGTATGGAGCTACAAGTAATGCGGCATCAGGTGCATTAGGTTGGTCTATGGACTCTATCTTACCTAGCATTGCTGGTGTAGATATAAATGGATTACTATATAGATACACTACAGTAAAAGACCCAGATGCAGACATGAAGGTACATGTAGGTAATCACAACGCAAGTGGAGATGGTTATACATTTAGAGAGACTGATGACTGGTCTGGCGTACCCGGAAATACTATTGTTAAGTCTTTCCCTCTTTCAAATATACCAGCATCTAAATGGGGTACTGGGTTTGTTGAAGTTGAAGGTGAAGGAACTGTTAAAGATGCTGTAGTAATATACAACTATAGGTTAGACAAATGCTATGATCCACAGTCTGACCCTACTTGTGCAGGTTATGTAAAGCCTATGCCAGTATTACCAGAGGTTGTAATATATGATGCGCTAGAAGATGATGCAGTTATAGATACACTAGAAGCTGACGAGTTCCAGTACGACGAAGATGGTAAACTTATATTAGATGAAGAAGAGGAAGAAGAAGATACACGTATAGAGATGGGATTGACTGCCTCTGCTAATGCTCTTACACTGTTCAAAGCACAGAATCAAAGCGATATAATATTAGCCTTAAACAAACAAACTAATATCAATATGTATTACAATGCAAAGATAAACGGCGGTACACTAAACGATGCAGCTGGATTAAAAGATGGAACTATACCCGACAATAAGAAAGCTTTACGAAACAATTTAGCCCAACAAGTACTACATGAAAAAATGGTAGACATGCAGTATAACAAATGAGGAATACAATGAAATATTTAACAGCACTACTTTCACTATGTGCATTACCAGCCTTTGCTAATGTAGACATTACAGGTAATGTATCAGCTAAGTGTACAATACAAACAGACAAAGCAGGTGTATATGGAAACCCCTCAGCTAGTGTGCTAAGTACTGCACCTTCAGATGGTGGTGTATTACCTGTTATTAGATTTGATGTGGCTATTGCTGATTACTATACAGCTAACATTAGTCACCCTATTAGTTTTACATCATCACCTGCATTGACGGACAGTGTAACTTGGACAGGTTCAACATCAGTATCTAAAACATCAGATGCAGGTATGTCAGGTTATGATGCGGCTAAGGTAGTATATGACAATACAACTGTGTTTGATCTGACTGTTGCTGGTAGCACATGGTTTTCTACATCTTCAAGTGCGACTTATGCAGCCTCAAAGCCTTTCACTGGCGGTACGTATACCGCTGTAGTACAAGCGAGTTGCATTGCTAAATAAGTTAATCATATTATTTATGGGTTTGGCTACTGTTGTTTCAGCACATGAGATGACACCAGCCTACCCAATACTAAAACCTACATACGTAGCAGGTGTAGTTAAAGCAGAAATGTCTTTGTTTAACTCACGAGAAGATGTACAATACTATCAGATAGATTTGTTTGATTTAAACTGGACAAACCTACCATTCTCATCTAAGTATAGAGTTATTAAAGTAGGCTATAAAGAACGTAAAGATTTTATTGTGTATATACGTGAGTTAGATTTAGATGAAGCTACATATATTTGTACTACATCAAAGGTAAAGAAGAACACACAGTCAAGAACTTTGATTGTATCTAGGATATGCTCTCGTATTGATGGTGAACCTGCATGAGATTAGCTTTGGCCTTATGTGTCGTAGCTAGTTCAGCAGTAGCTGAGAGTAACAACCTAGCTCTATCATTACCTAACCCACCAATGAACTATCAGTCAGATAGATTTAGGGCAGGTAACTTAGACTGCAGTAACGCTGTAGGTGGTGGTGTAAACTTAGAGTTTGGTGTTACGGGTGTAGTCAATAATGTAGGTGGTACATTTAGTTCATCGGGTAACTTAGCTCAAGGTAAAGATGTAGGTTTGTATGCCCGTGTTGTTATACCTCTTGATAAACCTAAGTCTCGTATTAATTGTGACGACTTGTATCAGGTAGAATTAGCCCAACGTAGACTAGAAATACAACAACTACGTAATGAGCTAGAAGCATTGAAGAACCTGCAACAGACAGGTGGTATGGACTTTGAGAACTAATGGTAGATTTAACAAACGTTGAAAGCCTTGCTGACAAAGAAGTAAAAGCTGGTGGTGTAAAACTAACAGCAAGTTCAGTACTAGCCATACTAGCTTTCTTGTCTACAGTAGTTGGTGGTTTGTATGGTGGCTTTACTCTGTACCAAAAGATAGAAGAAGTTGCAGGGTTAGACTTAACTGCATATCAACAACAGATGGATGTCATGGATGCTAAAGTATCTGGTATATCTGAGAAGGTTGAAGAAAGTGTAGAGTACACTAGAGATATTAAAAATGGTCTGAAGGATGATCTGTTAAGAATAGAACAACAGACAGATCGTATTGAGGACATGGTACGTGAGAATGAAGACAAGGTACGTACTATGATAGATGACGCTGAAGTAAGGTTTGAGAATCAACGAGAACGTGTAAGAGTGTCACAGTCTTCAGCAATGAAAGAGTTAGAAGATAGATTAGTATCTAAATTACAACGTGCATTAGATAATCCATTAGCAGATTAAGTTAGTGCTTGACACAAATAATAAGAGACAGTATACTTTGTCACATGACAACATAAGGAAAATAGAATGATGCAGTTCAAAGGATTTAAACCACAGGCTATGCAACGCATTGCAGGTAACTTAGGTTATCAAGGTGATATGAGTGGCTTTAATGATTACTTAAATCAGAACCCTGATAAAATGAGTAAGATGAATATGTATCAAAACAAAGCTATGGAAATGGCTAAGGGTGGTATGGTAAAGAAACCTAGCTACGCTGTTGGTGGTGTAACTACATCAGCTACTGGTTCTACTTTTGCTGGACGGCAAGATTATAATTATAATAAAGAAACAGGTGAGTACACACCTATTAGTTTTGGTTTAGTTACTCCAGATACATTATCAGGTGGAGTGGCTGATCCTACAACACCCCCACGTGGTGCTGGAATGATTGGTGATCAACCAACCACAGATGGTGGAGGAATTAAAATGATGCCTGAGCCTTCTTCATATGGGCCTTATACGTATGATGAGGCTAGAGGTTTAAATGCAAATAGAGCAGTTAAACCACCTGCTCAACAACAGGCGATTAATGAGGCACTGAGTAGAGGTCCCGGCCCCAGCGATACAATGGCTTTACAAAATACTGTAACAAACCCCAGTACTTCAGTAGGTGGTGTACCACAGACAGGTGCATATGAAGGTCAATCTGTATCTGAGTTAATTGCTAATAGAGCTATTGATCCATCACTAGCCTATGGTGCTACAGTACAACCAGTAGGTACACAGATAACTAGTGATCAGATAGTTGATCCTCGTAGTGGGCAGGTTGAAGGTAATATATCTACTCCTGTAACTACAGCTACTGTTGCACAAGCTGGTGCTGTTGCACCTACAGATGCGGCTACTATGACTGCGGCTACATCGTCAGATAAGGTTGCAGAAACATTAGCACAAACACAAGCGGCTACAGGTACAGTTAATCCACAAGCTATCGTAGATGCTAAGACTGCTACTGCAACTAGTGTAAGTGAGTTAGATGCGGCACAAGGTACATCCATATTAATGGAGAACCCAGTACAGCGTAAGATCGAGAGTGGTGAACTTATAAGTGGTGTAGCTAATGCTGAAACTGCGGCTAAGTTTACAGAAGAAGTACAAGCGGCTACTGCATCACCATCTCAGAAAGCTACTGTGGCAGGGCAACTTGACACGTTAATGGCAAACTTTGAGGGTGGAGCTACACCAGCATGGGCTGCAGGGGCTATGAGGACTGCTACAGCGACTATGGCGGCACGTGGCTTAGGTGCTAGTAGTATGGCAGGTCAAGCCATTGTACAGGCCGCTATGGAGTCAGCATTACCTATCGCAATGGCTGATGCACAGACACAAGCATCCTTTGAAACACAGAACTTGTCAAACAGACAACAACGTGCTATGCTTGCGGCACAACAACGTGCAACATTCATAGGTCAAGAGTTCGATCAAGCATTCCAATCACGTGTAATGAATGCAAGTAAGATTAGTGACGTAGCTAATATGAACTTCACGGCTGAACAACAGGTTGCTTTGGAGAATAGTCGTAATGCTAACACTGTTAATATAGCTAACCTATCTAATAGACAAGCATTAACAATGGCAGAAGCGGCGGCATTGTCTAACCTAGACATGGCTAACCTAAGTAATCGTCAGCAAGCGGCAGTTATGAATGCACAAGCGTTTATGCAAATGGACTTGACTAACCTGAGTAACCAACAACAAACTGAAATGTTTAAATCACAACAACAAGTACAGTCTTTGTTTACAGATCAAGCAGCAACTAATGCGGCGGCACAGTTTAATGCATCAAGCCAAAATCAAACAGATCAATTCTTTGCTAACTTAACTGCACAGACATCACAGTTTAATACTGCACAAACTAATGCACAGAACCAGTTTAATGCAGGTGAGCTTAACGCACAGAATAGATTTGCTGCAGAGATGATGAACCAACGTGATCAGTTTAATGCACAGAATAGATTAGTCATTGATCAGAATAATGCACAGTGGCGTAGACAAGTTGCTACTGCAGATACTGAAGCAATTAATCGTGCTAATGAACTTAATGCACAGAATGTACTTGACATATCTAATACTGCATACAATGATTTGTGGTCGTACTACTCTGACAGTATGGAGTGGGCATGGAACAGTGCTGAGAATGAAAGACAGCGTATTGTTGATCTAGCTTCTATTAAGTTACAGATAGATGCTAAGGCAGATATTGCCGCACTACAAGCTGACTATAACTCTGCATCTGCATGGGGCGGTTTAGTAGCTACAATGTTTACATCACCTATCGGTGGAGATACCTTACTTGGTAAGGGCATAGGTGCAATCTTAGGATAAAGGAATAAAACAATGAATATTAATCCAGCGGTTACAGCATACTCAAATTTAAACATTGCAGATACTGATCTTGAAGAGATGCCTAAGAAAGCTTCTATGGGTATGGGTCTTCTATCTCGTAAACGTGAAGCTGAACCTAAAGAAAAATCAAATGAACCAATCGATAGAGTGCGAGACTACGTAACTTCTATCCGTAAAAAGAGAAAGCAACTTACCAATGGTCGATAAACCTTCTCCCTCTTTTAGCTACCCTATTCCCGGACAAGGCATGACCGCTGAAGTTGGCGGTAGACCTTGGCAAAACCCACCGCAGTATACAACTGTAGAAGAAGCACTTGAGTTTTACATACCAAGACTTACATCAGAAGATGTGTACGATGCACTATTAGATAGTATGGAATTAGGTATACCATTAACAACTATGGCAGACTCTATGCAGTCAACGGCAGTGATGCAGGGACTACACACAATTGATGTAGGTATATTAGCCATGCCTGTAATTATTGAGATGCTTGCATTTATAGGTGATGAAGCTGGTATTGAGTATACACTAGGTACTGAAAAAGCTATCGATGAAGACAAGATTAGTGAGTCTAAGATTGCAATAGCCATGAAGAAGATGCGTGAAAGATTACCTAAAGCAATAGACAATATTAAAGTTGATGAAGAACCTGATATGCCTATAGAAGATACAGTTGATGAAGAGCCACAGCCTAGTGGACTTATGGCAAGGAGAGTATAATGGCATTTAACTTACAAGCATTTGGTGCTGGTTTCGCAAAAAAACTTACTGAAGATTTAGATGATGAACGAGATCGTATAAACAAGTTAGCAGACGATGAAACTATGGTTGCTACACGTCAGAGGTTAACTAAAAATGCTGAAAGGGAAGCAGAACAAAAAATTGCAGATGAAGCTGTTGAAGCATTAAAGTTTCTTGGATATGGAGATGATGCTATTTCCAGTATTGCAGGTCAAGGTAAATTTGCTATACAAGAAGCTACTAGGTATGGTACATTAGCACGTGATCAAGGCAAAGACATAAATGAAATTTATGGTGTAGTAGATTCTTTATCTGAAGTAGGTGAAGTGGTTGATGGTGCTGATGTAGCAGATATAACTACTGGTGAAATGACAACCTCTGAACAAACAGATAAAGCTGTGTATGGTTTTGATAGGGGCGCATTGCAAGAGTTACTTAATCCAGATTTAAAAGATAAAGTGCAAGCTAGTTTAGATGGTGCGTATGCTGTTGCAGTACAGAAGGGTATGAACGCAACTAAGCCAGAAGAAAAAGCAAGATATGAATCTAGGGCTGCTGAAATATTGACCAAGATAAAAGAAAAAGCTGGTGAAAAAGATACTGGTCGTGCATTTTCTGAAGGTACTATTACTAGTAACTTAAACGCTGCAAGAAAAACAGCATTAACAAAAATGAAATTTGATGTTACTGTAGAGGGTACTGTTGTAGGTGGTATAACAGGCAGGACTGCGGAATACAATATTGCAGAGTTGACCGCAGCTAAAGAACTTTATGGTATAAATTTTAATGCTAGTACAAATGCGCCTATAGATACTATGATGGATAATCAGGTAAGACAAATGACAGTTGCTGCTAATAAAGAGCTACGTCAGTATGGAAGACGTATAGCTAATGGTAACTTATCTAGTTCTTTAGAGGCTAAAAAAATTATAGGTGCTACTGTAACCCCAGATAGACTACCGAATAATAAAATGGTTTACCCTATAACTAACTATAGTCCCATTGATATAGCAACTGTTAATGATAAAGCTACGCAAGGTGCATATAGCGCAGGTGATGTTATCATTGTAAATGAAGTAGATGAACAAGGTGCAACTGTAACACGCATAAAAGTATACACTGGATTACAGAATTATAGTTCTAAACATGACATGTTTTTAGACGCAGGTATTATTGAACTAGGTGGTTAAATGGATAATAATTTTTTAATGCCTGAGTACGAAGATGATGATGAAACACCAATCTTTGTACCAGAAAAAAATGAAGAGCCTACTACACAATCGGAAGAAGAAAAAGTTATTGCACCTATAGTACCGGGTGAAATGATTATGCCTGATTACGACGAAGATGATGTAGTTACAGATACGCAGATCATAGAGGATACTACAGTTTCTACAGCACCCACTATTGCAGAAAGTAATAGTGTACTAGAAAAAGACGTAGAAGAAAAAGTTACTATAGACGAGCGTATACAAAAAAGATTTGAATCTGAAAGAAGCCGTAGAGAAAATGTTTCATTTGATGAAGAAACAATTAGTATACGAACTAAAAGTTTTTCTGAAGAACAAGAGCGCATAAAGAAATTAGCACTTGCTCCTTACCTTGCTATGGGTCAATCTGAAGATGAGGCACTAGCTTCTTTTAAAGAAAAAGTACCTGACAGTATTATATTTCAAGACGCAGAGATAGAAACACTTAATCAAGCAGATGAGTTTATGTTTAGTGAAAAAGCTAGGGATAAATTAATTGGGTTTCTGAACAGTCGTAATGCTATAACTAGTGGATTAACAGAACAGTTACTAGATAGTGACTTAACTATGCCAGAAATTAATGCTATAGTGTCAACGGACGAGCTTTTAAATCCCGTTACTATACTTGCTAACATGCCTAAACATTATGCAGATGTTCAAGAAGCTTTAAAGGTCGATGACTACAAAGGTGCAGCAAAAGCTGCGTTCGTTGCTAGTTTAGATGCATTAACTGCTATACCACTAACTAAAGCTGTAACAAAGTCAGTCAATGTTGTGTGGAAAAAAGCTGGTGGTGGTAAAGACTATAACCGTGTTCAACAAGCTATGACTAATGAGAGTGATATTGCAGAAGGTATCCTTAAAGCAAATAAGATTAAAGCAAACAAAAACAAAGACTTACGTGATAAATTAATACGTGAGTTTGAGGAACGTACTAATGTTGTTATATCTACAGTGCAAAAAAATGGACATTTGAAAGTCGATCCTGTGTTAGTTAGACAAACAGGTAAACAAAAAGTAACAGACTATTACTATGATGATAAGTATGTAGGTTCAGACGATATGAAGTTAGGTTTAGATGACCTAGCTATTAATGAAGATGACTTAGCTATACCTATACTTAATCCTAATAAGCTAGATGCGCTAGTAGGAGTTGTTGCTGACCTACAAAAGTTACATCCCGATGCATTGAAAGTTAAAAAGGATGAACGTTTAGTTGACAGGTTATTTGATCTAACTTTAAATAAAGAGTTGTTGGCATCTGAAGAGTTGCTAAAGGTTATTAATAAACATGGTATGTCTTTTGAAGAGTATATGTTAGGTGTAGTAGGTTCTGGATCACAAGCTGGTAGGTTACTAGGTAAAATAGGCCAGTTAAAAAGGATTAAACCTACATCTGTAAAAGAGCAACAGGCTGAAGCCGCCAAGAACGCATCACAAAAAGCTATAGCTAAGTTCTGGACAAACACAGTACTACGTGGTGAGAATATACGTAGAGGTTTAATGGTTTCTTCTTTAGCTACAGCTGCACGTAACCTTCAATCAGGTTTAATTAGATCACCTATGGAATCCCTTGGTGACGTGATGGATACCGCTATGATTACGTATGCCAAAGGTGTACAAGAAGGAGATAGATTTGGTGGTGTTGTGGGTGCTGTAAAAAATATCAACCCACTTGTGCTTGATGGTACATGGTCTGGTAGTTTCCGTAACATGCGGTACATACTAGGGGATCAAAACACAGCTAAACAATTTACTGATTATATATTAGACAGACCAGAGTTGACAGATCAGATGTCTAGGATGTTTAATAATATAGGTGAGATACAACAACTTACAGGCAGGGGAAGTGCTGTAACTAAAGTTGGTAAAGGTTTAGATGCTATAGCTGGAAAGATAGAAGATGGTGTTGCATTTTTAAATAAACCAAACCTATGGCAAGACCATATGATTAGACGTGCTACATTTTATTCAGAACTACAGAGATTAACTAAAGCTAACTACAATATAGATTTACAAGACACATTAAACTCAGGTCGTATACAAGATTTATTAAACGATGCCTCTGATCTACGCCCAAAGGGTGCACCTTCTTTTGTGTCTATGCTTGATGATTCTGTTAAGAAAGCTTTAGATGTAACTTATGCTAGTGAACCTGACTTTATACCATTTAAAACTATGTCTAGGCTTATAACTAAGTCTGGCCTTACAGTCATTGTACCATTTCCAAGGTTTATGTTTAAAGCATTTGAAACAATGGCACAATATACAGGCGGTGGTGCAATACTAGCTATGCGTAAAGCAATATCAAAAGATTCAAGAGCAGGTGGTTTTGTTGCTAGAGATAGACAAGATATATCTAGAAATCTGGTAGGATTAGGTGCTATAACAGCCATGTATCAATACAGAACTATGGATGGGGTATCGTCTGATTATACTAGTATGGATTGGGATGGCAAACAAGTAGACATAACTGCACAGTATCCACTAAGACAAATATCATGGTTAGCTGAGTTTGTAAAACGATCTGAATATACAGGTGGTAACGACACTACAGATGTATGGAATGGTATGAGCATAAATGACATAACGGAAACGTGGTTAGGTTCAAGTGCAAGAACAGGTACAGGTAATGTATTCTTACAGGAGATAGGAAGTATAATATCTGGTGCATCAGATGATGTAGATGAGGCTAGGCGTGAGAAAACAATTGGTAGGTTAGTAGGACAGTATGTAAACACATTCTTGACCCCTATATTCCAGTTGTCTGAAGCGCAACGTGTAACGGGTGATCGCACAAACGAGTACAAAGATAGTGCTTTAGACCCTTCTCTGGAAGGTAACTTCTCTAAAGAGTTTCATCGATCCATTGGTGGCAGGGGTATAAGAGCACCTTCTACAGAAGAAGCCTTACCTACTAGAATGACTATAGATAAAGGGCCTATGCAAAGACCTAATGCTGCACTCAAACTATTTGCAGGTTTAACTGTTAGAGAAAGAGATAGTGATGTGACAGATTATCTTATAGAGATAGGGTTCGGTGATCCTACATATGAGTTAGGAAGTAAGTCACGTGTGGCCTCTGAACGTAGGAGAGAAAATGAATACATAAGTTTAACCTTGCCTGTCATGGTTGACTTAGCAAAAGAGATGTCGCAATCTACTACAGACAATAAAAAAGACGAGTACACAAAAGCTAGAAAGCTTGTAACAGACTTTACTCGTAAGTTGAGAACTGATTATAAGCTAAAAGGAACATCATCGCCTGTAGCTACAGCAATAGATGAACTTTCTCGTATACCTAAAGTAGATAGAAAGTATGGCATGCTTCTGTTTAAAGAAAATATGGATGAACCATTTGATCTCACAAATGCTAATCACATAAGGATTCTGATAGAGTTTGCAGAGACTGAATATAACTAATAAGAAAAAGGGGCAATTAAGCCCCTTCTTTTTTGTCTATCGTTTGTCTCCGCTACCACCTATAGTGCCAGCTTCTTTACGTGCAGCAAGTTTGTTTATGTTATCACCTGCAACCTTACCCAATGTCAGATTAAGATCAGTAGCTAGTGCCGCACAGTACCATAACACATCCCCTAGCTCATCAGATATTTGTTCACGCCAATCTTCTGGCCTCTTAGCTGGACCATCACGTATTAGTTTCTTCACCTTATTTGCAATCTCACCTGCTTCACCTGCTAAACCAAGAGCAGGGTATAAGATTTTATATTGATCCTCATATATGGCAGTATCAGATGCTGTGGTCTGGTACACGTTAAACTCTACCATGTTGTATTTCTCCTTCATAAATTGCTCGGCTTCTTGTTCTAAGTTCATCCGTAGTTACCCGTTTTAAATTGTCATAGAAGGCTTTACTATACCCTCTATTCCACTCACGATACTGCATAGTATCTTCACTGAATGGGTTTTTATTACTGCCACGTTTAAAACTACTGTATCCCATCTGATGCTGTAGCTTTAATGGTGCGTCATACTTACCCAGACCACGTGATTCTCTTGTGCGTTTAATCATAAGGACTATCCTATGTTATTCCTTCTTAGGTTCTTCAGCTTCTGGTGTGTCTAACTCTTCCTTTAGTTTAGCCACCAGTGTTTCATTAGTGAACTTGAGACAGTGTATCTCGTAGTTTTTACTTGACTGTATGTTGTTATTGATTGTGATCTCTTGTAGAAGATTCTTCTGAGTATCTGTAAAATCATCTGATTCATATTCAACCTCATCTATTGTTACTTTAGCCATAGTTATTCTCCTTCATATAGGTTAGTAGTGATTCATAACCCCCGATGTACGAGCCATCGGGAGCATATATTTGCGGTACAGTTTTGTACCCTGCCTTCTTTAATAAAGACAGTATCCATTTCGAACTGCCTGATTCCACATTATACTCTCTATAGTTCTGGTTGTAAAGATATATTAAATCTTTTGCCATACTACAGAAGCTACAATTGTCTCTTGATATTATCACAAACATTATACTAGGTCAACTATCTCACAGCTATCGCCACTACATGCTAGTGTCTGGCTACCTGCTGTGTTGTCTTCCTGTTCATACTCTGATAGTCCACTCCAATCAATAGATGATGGCATAGACCCTAGTAACTCTAAATATTTTTTCTCATTGACATCTTGGTAAGGTGCTTGCTGATACGTGTGTTCATTGAATGGTAAGAATGACACACCTGACATCTCATCGAAATGTTTGTACACAAATGCACCTACCTCAAACCATTCGTTATTCTTTACGTTAATAGTAACAGATGGTTTATGTTCACACCATGATCTCTGATAGGCTAACCACATCTCTAGTTGTTCTATAGCAGACATGTCAGCGGTAACTGTTGCACCCTCTGGAGCTTTCATAGGGAAGCTGAACACAGTAGTCTGGTCAGGTTTCATTACGTCTGGCTCATTAGGTATACCTTGATCCATCATGAACTGTGTCAGCGGGTCTTTGTTGTCTCCACGTACAGTGCGAATATAATAGGCTGAGTGACGAGCGTGAATCCCACTGCTAGAGTCAACCAATTGGCTGACAGTACCGCTTGGTTTAACGCAGCTGATAGCAGTACTGATAGGGATGTCAAGGCGTTCAGCCCACTTAGCGTTAGTAGTAACGGCGATTTGTTTGAGGTGCTCAAGGGTTTTCTCCAATCCTTTGTTTGACTTTGTTGTTAATGGGTTGTCCATAATACCTGTCATAGACACACCAAGTAGTCTTTCTTCTTCTGTGTTAGTCTGCCATGATTTACGTAGGTATGGGAACTTAGTGAATGATGATTGTATTGTACCTAAGATAGTAGCAATACGTACCTTACGTTCTAAGTCTTCTGTACTATCAGTAGCTCTTACAACTACCTCTGTTAGATTGCAGAATTGATTAGGCCGTAATATTATCTCACTGCATGGGTTAGTTCCGAACTCATAGTTAGGATCACGTCTTCCATTCTTAGCTGCTTGTTTCTTAGATGCTTGTCTGTTGAAGATACCACGTTCACCTGAGCCTGACTCAACTAACGCCATCCACTCACGCATGAAAGATAAACTGTCTGGCTTCTCTGTATACCCAACTGAGTTGTTAGCTAATGCTCTCTGTGGGTCATTGTCCCACCATGAACCTGACTTAGCATGTCGCATTCTATCATCTGATAAATTACTCAATGAAATCATGGCACTACGGCGTACTCCACCTACGACTACTACCTCACCTATCTTACACATGATGTCGTGACATTCTAGTGATGATAGCTTACGTCCTTTAGCATCTTTAAATGTCTTGATAACAAAGTTAAACAGATCAATCAAAGGCATAGGACCTGATGCTCTACCACCAAATGTCTTTAGCTTTGCACCTGCAGGTCGTACCTTAGATACATCCCATCTGGGTATCTCACCACTATATAGTAGTGCAATCATCTGACGTAATGCTTTAGCCCAACCTTCTTTGCTATCTTTAACTACAATAGTAGTTTCACTATCATACATATGCTCTGGTACTTCTGGTAGTTTAGTCACAGATTGACGTTCAACTGAGAACCCAACACCTGTACCACACAACAAAATAAACATAGCTTCATCAAAAGATTTAACATCGTCTACTGCTAGGTACGAGCAATTGTAACCTGCTGTATTGTCACGTGCTAATGCTGGACCAGCAGTCATTAATGCTCTCATGGAAGGCATCACTTCTAGTCCTAGTATAGCCCGTTCAATCTCTGCTATCTGTTTAGGGTTATCACCTAATGCTGGTTGCACTAGGTTCGTCACGTATCGTCCTACTGTTTCTGACCACGTTTCTCTACGGCCTTCTTCCTCAAGCCAACGTGCATAACGTGACTTGTGTATGAAAGATTGATAGTCAGTTGGTAAATGGTTATTCATATTCATACTACTCCACTATTGTTTTGATTGATTGGATTTCCATCCCGTCAACATCATATATAAACTCTTTTAATGCGTCTTCTACTTCATCGTGTATCTTTCCATCTACAGGTACAGGATATTCATCTTCATCTAAATCAAGAGTTAGAAATATTTTTACTATCATATCATTGTCCCCTCTAATGAAACTTAACGTTGATTATATTTTTATCTATACTAGTTATGTCTGGTTTCTTTTTAGTTTCTACTTCTTCTGGTTCTTCTATTAGTGTACCATCACTCTTAGCTTCTTCTACTATCTCACTTAGTAGGTCACGAACTTCTTGGCTTTCTTCCATAGCAGGTATGGCAGCACAGATCATCTGCGTTAGGTGTGTGAGTTGGTAGTGATCAGTATCATTCATTACATTGTCTTCTGTAGATATAGTACCTACCATCAACTCACCTGTCCACTTACCCGTATCATCTAAAAAGGGAGATAGCCTAATAATATAATCGTTAGGATGGAAATCTATTAATATATTCTCGTCATTCATGTTTGTGCTATCCTCTCTTTATCTTTTTGTATGGGCAGTTAATTAAATCTGGATGTTTGTCTTTGCCTTTTTCTTTCAGCCACTCCAATGGAATGATACGATCATGATACTGTATACCATTCTTCTCACACCATTGTCCATAGCTAGTTTTAGCACCCTTACTTATCTTAGAACGACTGTTAGTAAACACAAATCGTATGTCTAACTTAGGGTGTTGCTTCTTTATTAGCAGATGTTTGCGGCGATCTTCAGCTTTAAACATTCCCTTTGTCTCAATTATAATGCCGTTCTTCAATACAAAGTCAGGGGTATAGGTGCGGTACATAAGGTCTTCCCATTCAATCTTGATCTCCTCATATTTGAATGGCATCTCATGCTCGATTAGATAGTCTTTTGTTCTGACCTCTAACCCACTCCTATACCCATGCTTCCTTGCGGCAGCGTACTGCTTTGCCTTCATGGTTTAACCCTCGTTTACAGTAATATAACTTACTGTTGGTTTAACTCTAGCTTGTGATACCTTAGATGGTAACTCTTGTAGTTCTGGAAAACATTCAAACCTAAAGTCACAGAACTTACAGTTAGGATTTAGAATAGTGTTACCTGATGGCTTACCCCTAAACGTTTCTGGTACGGGATTAAAGCATCTCTCAAACTCATTCTTATTAACTGTGTCTACAGTGTCCTGTATCTTAGCTATCTCTGTATCCAAATCAAGGCCATCGGCAGGTACATACTTGATGTTACCATTAGCCTTGTTGACTACCCACCAACCACCAACTTTCTTACCAGTAGCTTTTGCGTAACCTGCAAGTTGACCAATGTAACCAAATGAATCACCCTTACTGAGTGTATCATATGACTCAAACTTGTTACGATATGACCAATCAGATGCTGACTTAACATCATCTAATGCACCATCCATAATAAGATCGTATGACCCATGTATTGTATCTTCGTTTAATTCTAGTTGAACAAAGTTATCTTCGTCTTCATAGGCTACTCCTGCTTCGGTAATGATACCTTTGAATGCAGCTTCAACTATGTCTCCTAGTAACATGTTCATCACGAACGTTGTCGGTTTGGGCAACGCTTTCTCTGGCTTGTTCTTAGCAAACCAAAGCTGACAAGTAGGCTTACCTATGTTAGACATACGTAAACGAAACTCATCACGCTTGTTGCCCCCACCGAACTGGCGGCGTACTGAATCCATTACATCTTTACCAATCTGTTGTATAGTCTCTTCAGACATACTAGATTTACCAGATGTAGCATCTTCAAGATACTGATTTATCGCCAGTTCAGCAGGGTGGTTCATTATACGAAGTCCTCTGCGTCAATGTCCACAAAGGCTTCGACAGTATCTGTATCCACCTCTTCGTTCTTGTGCATGTTCTCATTCCATGCGTTGAGAATGTACGTATTGTAGTTCTCAATCCATGCAACAAAGTTAGCAAAGACTGCTTGCGACTCATTGTCCATGTCTAATGTGTTAGATAAGTCAATGTCAGTCTCTGGTACATAGAAACTGCTACCATTGGGTAGTGGTACTTCCTTGGTAGTAGAGGTAATGTAATGCTGTGGTGGTAGCCTACGCATCTTAGATAACTTAGCGAACTGTTCACCAAGTGTTTTGAATGCATCACGATTGTCAATCTCCCAGATGAATGCAGTAGTATCTACATCAACAGGATTACCATCAGCATCAGTAGGATTAACCAACTCTACTGTACCAAACAAAGCACGTACACGTTTGATTGACTTGATTAAGTCTTTCATACTGTCGGGTAGTGCCGCCCAATCTTTGATGAACCCTGCAGGTTTACCACAGTTGAAGCCACCATCATTATCTTTCATGTCACTGTTAAGATCATTAGCCATGACAGTCTTGACGAACTTGTTAGGTGTCTTATCACTGCCCTTGACAAACTTCTTGTACATGAATCGCTGTAGGAATGGTCGGATAGATACTTGATCAGCATAGTACGTAGGACCATCTGGTATCTCTAGTTTGTATGCACCACCGCTAATGACCTCTACGTTCTTCATCTTACCTGCAATCTCTTGCTGACCCATGATGGGTGTGTGATGAATGCGTAGACGTGCCAATGTACTAGCTGACTTGCTAGTCTTAGGTGTATCAGCACCCATACCCATAGCTTGTGCCATCTCTGCAAAGTTGTTTGTGTCTACTGTTGTTACTGTGTTCATATGTCTTATCTCCTATATATGTTTATCAGACGAAAGGTAGTTATATCACACTACGTCTTTTGTGTCAAGCCAGTTAGGGCCAATTTTTGCTTCTAATAATAATGGTATGTTAAAGTCCAGTGACCACTTCTTGTTTACTATAGGTATCAACTTATCGTTGGCTACCTGTATGATCTTTAATACTATTTCCTCTTCGTCTGGGTGTATATCAATTACAATTGAGTCATGAACTGTGTTCACAACACAACTGCGTAACTTGTTAGCCATCAATAACTTATCTATGTATATCAGTGAGATAGGTACGATGTCTGCTGTAGCGAACGATTGTACAGGATAATTTTTAATCTGTGTGAAATATGTCACACCTCCAAATCGTCTACGTTGTACATCAGGGAATGCAAACTCACGCCCTGATGGGGTTGTTATCTTGCCAGTGTTCAGTGCTTCTTTGGCAAGTGCAGTATGCCACTTAGCAATACCTGCATACTTAGTAGTGAACTGCTTGTAGTAAGCAGCTTCAGCGGTTGATCTACCAAAGCCACTCGCACCATACAAGGGGGCAAATGTGTGTGCCTTGGCATCTTGACGTGTCATAGGTTGACCTGCATCACTAATAACCTTAGCTGTATAGCTATGCACATCGAAGCCTGTAGTAACCTCGTCAATGGCAGTCATGTCTTGTGATAGGTAGGCAGCAACTCTGAACTCAAGCTGTGCAAAGTCAGCTTCCATTATCTGCCCACCTTTCCATCTGGATACAAACACTTTCTTAACAGGGAATGTACCACCACGTGGCATGTTCTGCATGTTAGGGTCTGCACCTGATAGTCTTCCTGTACCTGTACGATGCTGTAATAAACGTACATGTAGTAGGCCATCAGGCTTGACAAAGTTAGCAATGCCCTCAACAAAACTGCTTAGGTAAGTCTCAACAGCAGATAACCTACGAACATTACGTAAGAATGTTTCTGCATCTGTCATGTTACGTGACCTAGCAATACTCTCAAGGAATACTAGATTGTCTTTGCCTGTACCAAAACCATTGGCACTGACCCACTTGGCTGTAGGTGGTGTGAACTTTAGCCCAGCCAACCTACTATCAATATCAATAAAATTATATCCTGTAGCGTCACAACTAACGCATCTATTTGGTTTAGCATATGGTGTACCATCCTTCTTTTGTTTCCATGTTTTGCCACTGCCATTACATGTACGGCATTGACTAGCTTTCTGTTTGAATAACTTACTACTGTATGCATTTACATTACGTTTGTATTCTGCATCAGGCATACGATCATCAAACAATTCTTTCCAGAACTTCTTATCGTGTGGCTTACGACTGTATATAACCCAAGACAATTGCTCTGGACTGTTGAGGTTAATAGGTCTGTCACCCATTAGCTCTGCAGTCTGTTTCTCAAGTGCTACTGTTAGTTCATTACGTTCTTGTTCGAACTCTTGTCTAACAGCGTTTAGTGCAGTCATGTCTACCTTTAGACCACGTTGATATATACGTGCTAGGTGTACAGCTAACTGGTTAGTCAGCTTGACTGTTGGTTCTAGTGTACTGCATCCCTCATATGATGTCCGCAAAACATTGTACAACTGTTGTGTTGCATGTAGGTCAGCAGACAAGTACTCTGATAACTCAGCGTGATCCATATCACGTACTGACTTACCTGCCTTGAGCCACTCCTTCAATGAGTCTTGCTTCTGTGTCTCTAGCATGTAACGTTCTGCACATGCCTCAAGGGATAGTGGTTGCTTCTGACCACGTTGTAATACGTACTCGCCAAGCATAGTGTCGAATACATCACCATCGTATGTAAAGCCTGACTCCCACAACCATAGTAGATCATGGGGTGCATTGTGTGCTACAAGCAGACGGGTCTTGTCCAATGTGTCTTGAACAATCGCCCGTCCATTTGCAGTTGGTGTTTGCTCTGAATGATCGAATGTAATAATAGTTTCGTTATCGTTATCATCTAGCATACCCACCATAACCAGTGTGTTCTCAGGCTCGAATGGATCAAGGTGAAGCTTACCATTTCTTTTTACTACTGTGTTCTCTACATCTAAGGTAAGTATCATACCAACTCCAATCTATCTATCATTCTCCTTTAATGCTTCCCATGAAACGGGAAACAAGTCAAGAAGTTTTTCACTAATCTTGTTAGCAACTACTCTTGTTTCATATTGTGTGTCATTCTTGCAACGTAAGTTACACATATCAGCAAAGGCATCTAAGCTACCAGACCAATACCACTCAGTCATGGTAGACTGTGGTAGTACCATACGTGCTTGCTCTGGAGCAACACCTTCCTCAAGAAGTTCTTTGTAAACTCTTAATGCTGTATAGTTAACGAACTCATTCTCAGATACATTTAAAGGATAGATAACTCCATCACTACCTTGCTTCTTATCCTCGCTACGCCCACGCCACTCATCAGGTAAATAAAACTCAGGGTCACTGTCTACATACCTTCTACTAATCTCATTCCAACGTAGGAACTTATGCTTAACTAGCTGACGTGCCACAAAGATTGGTGCTTTGACATGGAAGGATGCAAAGGAATGCCCGAATGGGCTGATGTGCTTGTGCTTGGCTAAGTATTTAATCAGCTTCTCGTCCTTTGGATATAAAGGTGGTTCATCTCGGTAATTAGGATTCCACTCTGATTTCTTACCAAAGCTAACACGTGCAGCATTGACTACAGATAAGTCACTGCCCATATGATCTATGTATGTTGCTTCAATCAATGGCTATCTCCTTTAGTATGTCCGTAGCTTGTTCTTTTGTTATGTTAAACCACTCACCATTGTCTTGTTTATTCCAAGGTATGTTTGCCTTACGTGCCGCAAGTATGTGTGCTGAACGCTCAGACTCACTGCGATCTTTACAGTATACAGAGTGTACCAACCTGTAGTTACGCATAGGTGAACTTGTTTGGTAGCTACTCAGTCTATCTTCTGCATCAATAGCCATACCTATCTTGATCCAATCAGGCCATGCAGAGTTACTAATTGCATACACATAACCTTCTTTGATTTGTTTGTAGTTGTTGAGAGAACCAAAGGCTAGATCACCAAATGATTTGTAGTTACCTGCCTTGTGTAAAGGATGTGTCTTAGGTATATACTTACCATTGACCCACATTCTTTGTGGATTATTTGATTTATTATTTTGACCCATACAACTTTTACAATTTGTCTGATTAGATTTTCTCCATGAAGGTGGGTGGTTTTCTTCTGTTAGTTCTACATTGCATCTACTACATCTCATCTATGTTTCTCCCCTAATGCCTCATTCATTCTCTTTACATACCACTCAGCTTTCTTCATGTCCTCTACACCATTACCTTTGTAACGATACCTATGCTGATACTTGATCATGTTACCATGACAGTATGCAATAAAACCATCCAAGCCTAGCACCTGACGTATATAATCTATACACTCAATGCCATCTTGGTTGTAATGTGCAGGTCGTTCGACAGGATCAAACACATGGTGTTCTTTAATCACTTCAAACTCTTTCCATTTAGCCATCATTTATTCTCCTGTTGTTCGTCAAAGTCATTAGCCAATTCTACGAAGGCATCTGCCAGTGAGTTGTGTTTATTTACTAGATCGTATACATCACGTAGTACATTCTCAAGTAATGCTCTTTGTCTATTCTGTTCCCAGAGGTTGAATGCAAGTACTGCAACCAACCCCAGTAAGGATACATCTAACCACGTTATCAACATACATACCTAGCAATCTTGTACTCAAGGTCGGTGTGTACAATGCCATGCCATCCAGATAGTTTGTTCTTAACTACATTGATGTGTCGTTGATTGTCTTCTTCTTCTTGTCCTTCTACAGTTGGGTTCTTACTAATCATAATCATCAAGTCAGCTTCTGCTGCCTTACCTGTACGTGAACCTTCCATCATAGCTTGGTTGAGTACAACCTTACCCTCAGCTTCCGCAGATAACTGTGACATGTAGAATACTGCACACTCTTGTTGTTTAGCTATCTGCCTAGCATGAATAGCGTTAGCCTTGAGTGCTTCATCAGGACGTGAGAAACCTGCAGTGCGTGCAAACTTATCACCCATGTCTAGTATAACTACATCAGGTTTGTATGACTTACATACTGACTCAACCCAATTCATGTCACGTCCTGTTGCGTCTTTGAACATGATGTTAGGTCGTATCTTAGCGAAGGTAGCCATAGCATGTGCTCTGTTCTTTACTATCTCATGCTTATCCATACCAGTTGCAGCAGTAATGTATCTGTGTGCTACACGATGGTAGCCTTCCTCATTACATAGCACAACTGTCTTAGCACCCTGCCATGCAAATCCATTAGGACCTGCTACAAGTGACGCATGGAAAGAAGTCTTACCAGTGTTAGGTCTAGCACCTACTTCAATCAAGTGACCTGCATTGATACCTTCTACCTTACGTGTCAATGTAGGTATGTTGAACGTCCACTGTGACTCAAGGTCAGTCATTGCAATGATAGTATCAAGGTCAATGTCTTCCCATTCAATGTTTAGGTTAGGTGTGAAGTCATCACCATACTGCTCAAGCATTTGACGTAACGGCTCAAGACTAGACTTGCTACCATTCACATAGTCAAAGCCAAGGTTAGCAATGTCTTCACCAATCACCTGTTGAAATAGTTTTGATAGTACCTCTTGGGCTATGTCACTACCCATCGGTTGTTCTTTGTTGATCTGATTAAACAATGCACTGTATGCTTGTCTCTGTGCTGTAGTTAGTGTGGGATTGTTAGACATAAACAATGCCTCAATCTCAGCAGGTGTTACAGTACGCTCGTAGTTGTCCATTGCTTTATCAATAGATTGTTTGATCTTACGTACATCTTTACTAAACAATCTGTCTGGGCAACGTGAGCCACGATGTTCATCGTAAAACTCTTTATCCATTAAGCTTCTTATAAGGGATAGTTCCATATGTTATTCTCCTAGGGTTGAAAGATTAGCCATGTCGGATGGCAGTCTATATTTTAAATCATCTTCGAGGCGTAGTACCTTAACAGTATCTACGTAACCTCGTAACTCTTTTGCAAACTGTAAAGTCTTGGGTAATGCATCAGGGTCTAGTGCAACTATAGCCGTTGAGAACTGCGATAAGTACTGCTTATGTCCGAGGGATAGTGATGTACCCAACACTGCAACCCCTACATATACATCACTGTCTCCGACAATGGCGGCACTGATGCAGTCCTCAACAACTACAGCAGTTTTACCATGTCCCGATGCATATGGCAAGATACTTTTTCCATACCTCTTCCACTTAGGTATACGTTTCCCAAGTGATCTACCTGTAGCATCAACCATAACATTGTCATGTACAACAGGGAACACCACACGATGTTCCTTCACATCATACAATAGACCTAGATGTTGTGCATCAAGACCCCACGTATCACAGAAGCCTGATATACTTTCGTAGTCTCGTACAAACCACTCAGGTTTTGAGAAACTTATAGCATGTGTCTCTTCTGCAACACGTCCCAATGATTTACGTATGTCCTCAGCGGTAAGTGTAGTACGAGTACCACCACCAGTTGGACAACTAGCCTTGTAACAGTTCCATACAATAGAACCCATGTTATTTGTTACAGTAAATGTATTCTTAGTATTACATATAGGACATGTCATACGTTTTGTTTCACCATTAGTAAGTGACAAATCATTTATAATACTAAGTATATTCATTATGTATCACTTTCTATGTTGCTCGCTGCACTCGATTGTACACTTACATTTCTCTGTGTCAAGGCATTATTTGCAGAATCATATGTATGTTTCATATATGGTTGCACAGAAGACACATGATTGTGTCCAGTAACAGACATCACTTGTCCAATTGGTACACCTGCATCAACCATCTGTGTTACACCTGTTCTACGTAAGTCCATAAGACGTAACTCCTCTGGTAACTTAGCCAATCTCATGACACGTCTACCCACCTTAGACAATCTCTCCATAGCGTAGGGTTCATACGTACCATTCATAGGCTTAGGGTGTGGTGCTACATACTCTTGAAAGCCAAAGTCATTACGCTGTTCATTCAACATGTGACACAGATCATCTGATATAGGTAGTGATACATCAGCCCTACGTTTACTCTGCTCTAACTGCAGTCGCTGTGTACGTAGGTCAATGTTCTCCCACTTGAGTGTACGCATGTCGCCTAGTCTCTGACACCATTCGTATGCCATATGTACAATCAATCCTACATTCCTGTAATCAAAATCGCTGTACGAATAATCAAGAAACCTGACAACATCACCATGTGACCATACAACCTTACGCTGTGGCAATGCCTTACGCTTGATGCTAGTCCAAGGATTTTGTGTGGCATGCTCCATGTCAATAGCATAGTTGTATACCCTACTTGCACATGTGGCTGCATGATTGGCGAAACTAATACCACGCTTAACCCACTCCTCATATGCTTGCTTGGCAACCTTAGTAGTCACAGTGTCATACTTCTTACCGCCCATTGTCTGATGGAGTATGGTTAGGAAGTATCTGTAATCCACTTTAGTTGTGTCTCGTAACATGTTGAAATCATTAGATTGATAGTAATAGTTAATCAAATCTGTCACCTTACTTGATGGTTTTATCTGCACCACTAACGCCTTTTGTTCACGCCAATGGTCAATGTCTGCGTTCAACTCCTTCACAATACTACGCACTTCCTTGAGGTCAGTGCCATATTCTTGACGTGATACCACACCTTCATCAACTAAAGTCTGCGGTGGATTAAATCTGTAAGAGATCACCCCGTGAGGTGACACTCTCTCTTGTACATATCTAGGTAGCTTAGGCATTAATATTCTCCAGTTCACTCTCTATGTATATCCATGCCATATCATATGCATAGTCCCAATGTTTTTCATATCCTGTATATATGTCATCATCAGCGATACACTTTGCCCAATGATGTAGGCTTGGCTCGTGATTTATGGGTAACTCTAACTGCATTATGCCGCTTCCAATACACGGAACTGATTACTACTTACCCACTTGCTCACCTCTTGTTCACGTGACCACATGTTGATTGCTTGTGTATCATGCCCCGTGTTACGTAGGTTGAAACCATTACGTTCATCAGCGTAACTAGCGTAGTTAGTGAAGGCAGAATACAATGCAAACTTGTTGTGTCCACGCACACTAGCCTCAGCATTATACAAACCAAACATCTTCTCAGCCTTAGTCTTAGAACTAATGATACTCTCAATCAAATCCTTGACGTTGATAAACTTTAGGCTAGTCTCTGCCCACACTTGCATCTTCTCTGCTTGATGAAAGAAGTCAGTACGAGCACGATTTAGTTCATAGATAAAGCTATCCATAGTAAAGTTAGATGTGTTCTTCTTACGCACCTTGTCGTGATCACCAGTAATCATGCCGTTAGTACAGAAGAAATCTATAGCACCAAAGAATACTTGATTACTACATGACCCATCAATACCATGCAAGCTTATGATCCTGTTACCAATCTCAGTCTCAGCTTTGTCAGTTGTAATCTTAGTCTTGATGTTAGGTAGTGTCACGTCAAGCATAGCCCATGCACCATTACGTGCTGTTCTAAACTGATTGACTGCACCATCTAATGCATCAACACCTAGCTCTTGTGTGGCAGTATCCATTACCCCACGAAAGAAGTCACCATGTGCGGCACATTGGAATGTATTACCTACAATGCCTAGGTATTCACCTGTATCTTGATTGATGACGTACTTCTTATCGTGCATTTTAGTTGGTTCGAAAGCCACTTTAAAGTCTAAGTGATCGGGTATATAAGTCATGTTATTCTCCATTTGTTTAAGTATGTGGCAACTGTGCCATGTTTGTATAGTAATGTCAATCCCCCGTACTAGTAACGATAAGGATTAAATTACCATGCTAGTTATATAGCGAACTAATACTGAGAAGGCAAAGCCCATACCAAGCACACCAAACGCTGTGAATATTATTACAGCTATCGTCATTATAGTTGCGTCACGTTTTTCTTTACGTGCTTGTACTGTTACAGGTTTACTTCTGTAGTATGGTTTATACTGTGTCATTGTTTTATCTCCTTCGTTATTGTTGTATACAAACTTACCATTGTCATCAAGGGCGGGTATCTTAGTTCTTTGTTTGTTCATCTGCAAGTACCTCTTCTTTAATTATAAATAGGTGTCCATCACTTTTTATTATTTCTTCTGCACTAAACAGTCTATCATCTGGGTCTTCATCAAGAGGGTGTGCTATGTATACTGCATAGCCTTCCTCGTAAGCCTCTAAAGCCTTAGACATAGTATATGTTGCTAATCCATTATTATCGTACATCATACAATCCATTCATAATCCTTTCAATATGTGTGCTATCACGTCTACAGTCCACCCATTACCGAGCATCTTGTAACGCTGTGTATTTGATACACCTTCAGTGTACCCGTCTGGTACTGTTTGTAAGCGTTCACATTCTAATGGTGTTAGCTTACGCCAAGACAAGTTCTCAATCAAGATACTGTCCTTAGTTACTGTGGTTAGACAATTAGTTTTATCATCTTCTCTGACCTCAATCATCTGTTTGATAGGTATGGTTGTATCATAATCTTTACGAGTACCATTGGCATCTAGTCTTCGACCAACCATACGCCCACCCTTCACCAATACTTTAGGCTCTAAGTTACCACCACTTGAGGCACACAGACTAGGTGATTTACCTTCGGCTGCATACACCCTTCGTACATATCCGTGACCCTTCAGATCAGCGTCACCTACATGGCACATCTGATCATCACTAAACACTAACTGTCTGCGGTGTTTCTCAAAGTATGACTTGAGATTACCACCCTTGAAATAGTTAGCATCAAGACAATGTGACTTAGTTCTGTCAGTCAAACCATCTTCAAGTATATCCTTTAAGACTATGCCTTTGTCTTCTGGCTGTTGAATACCTTCTATGTTAGTCCAGTAGAAACGTTTCCTATTCTGTGCAGACACTAGTGCGCTGTTGATTAGGTACTTGTTTACATTGGGTAATGCTTGCTCAGTATGGTACGTGATGTATTCCTCAAAAGCATTAGACATTCTAACGTTCTCCATTATGTACTTAGCATTAGGGTTATGCTCTAGCACATATTGCATGATGTCTAGTACTACCCAAAACAATTGACCTCGTGGATCACGATCACCCTTCTGTTGACCTGCAACTGACCATGCCTGACATGGGAAACCTGCTGTGACTAGATCAACTTGTGACCAATCAATATCCCATGATCTCCACTCAGTCATATCACCTACTTGTACAGTGTTAGGGTAGTTCTTCTGTGTAATCTTAATAGCATATGGATCAATCTCACTAGCTATATACGTATCAGCATGCAATCCTATTCGATCACCTGCCATCTGACCACCTGATATGCCATCACATAGGGATAGTTGTGTTCTAATCTTCATTGTTATATTCCTTCATGGTTAGTCCGACATCGGACTTATTGAACTGATGGTGGGGTTTCACTTATGTATCCCCATGATGAGTATATCTCATGTACTCTCTCACTACAATCAACAAACTCAACTTGTGAATCTGGCTTGCTACGCATCATCATATGAATAGCAAACTCTGAAGCAGTACGCCAATCACTGACAGAAGGATACGTATCATCTAACTTAACGATAGTATTCTTACTGTCAATGGCTAACGTGACTTCATATGCCATAACAGGCATGAGTTACTCGTCCTCAGTTTTGAATGCAAACTTCATAGAATACATAGCGGACTCAATCTTACCTATGTCTGACATATACAGATCATGAGCTTCTGTAACCATGAAGTATGTATTACTCAAAACTTCTTGAGCTTCTGCGATAGCTTTGCGCTGATCTTCAGACATAATACTCAATAACTTTTTAGTTACTTTGTACTTAGCCATACGTTCAGCTTTCCACTGAGCTTGTGTTTTATTTGGCATTGTTACTACGCCTCCAATTGTTGTTTGATGTCAGCCAACCAAGTGACAAGCATCTTTTGTTGTGTCTTCAATGTAGCACGCTTAGTCGTATACTTGCTACCTATTAAACCTACAGACTGTAGTACTTGTACCCTATATACAATACGATTAGGGTATTCATTCAAGTCAGATGCAATCTGTTTTATAGTAGACACTC